TAGCCATAATGCTTTGGGTTGATGCTATAGATATGAGTACCATGATTGACATGGTGACAGATCACATGTGGCAGTATTACCGCAAGAGTGCAGACCTTGACGAGGTGCTACAGTTTATTGATGACATGGGTGTAACAGACGAGGACGTAGAACAATGAACACACAAGATGCAATTATGATTTGTGAACAGCTAGTACCTGCTGACTACGACGAAGAAGTAGAAGCATGGCAACACCTTATTGACACAGCCCTAGTGTGGAGTTTACAAGGGTGGTACGGGAGAACAGCAACACGCCTGATAGAGGAGGGCATTTGTAATGCACCAGAGTGGGCCAATGACTAAGGGTATCGTACTATCACTGTATGACTACACAGGTGAAGCACTCAAGCCATGGGCAGAGGCAGGGTATGATTGCTATGCCTTTGACATCCAACATAAAGGTCAAGGTATTAATGGTACAGGTCAGGCAGAAACAGAATGGTTTGATGGTGGTGGTTGCATACGCTATTGGCACAAGGATCTGTGGAACCTAGACAACATTAAACTCCTACACAAAGCATTCAAGAACGACAACGTAGTATTTGGTATGGCATTCCCAGTGTGTACTGACTTAGCTGTATCAGGTGCAGCACACTTCAAACGTAAGGCAGAACGTGATCCTGAGTTTCAGATCAAGGCAAGCAATCATGCCAAGTGGTGTGGTGAACTGTTCGACAAGCTCGGTGTGCCATACTTTATTGAGAACCCTGTGTCACGTCTTGCCACACTATGGCGCAAGCCTGACTATTCGTTCCAGCCATATGAGTATGGTGGCTACATCCCAGAGGCACAGGCAGCACACCCCAAGTGGCCTGCGTATATCGCACCCCGTGATGCGTATCCTAAAAAGACTTGCCTCTGGACAGGCAATGGGTTTAACATGCCAGAGAAACAACCAGTACCCGTAGAGGATGGGTATTCACGTCAACACAAGAAGCTAGGCGGCAAGTCTATGCGTACCAAGAACATCCGCAGTGCAACACCCCGTGGCTTTGCCCGTGCAGTGTTCGAAGCAAACAAAGTGAAGGAGGCAACACAGTGATACAAGATAAGACGTATAAAGTAAAAGTGTGGGACCACAATGACGCAGTGATAACTGTGTATGAACGCCATTACAAAAAGAAGGCTCACCCTAAAGATCCAGATAAAGAGATTTACTGGGCTGAGCTTAAGCCTATTACTGTCATTCCTGTGGATCATGCTTGCACCCTAAGTGATGATGCCTTTATTGAGTTGGTAAACAACACAGTGAAAGCACTGAGTGCCTTGTATGAACATACGCCTGACTTTGAGGTAGGCATAAGCTGCACCTTTAACTATCCCTATGTGAGTTGCTAATAAAGAAAGGACTAACAATATGAAACATCAACACACAACAATCCTGAAACACCTACGCGCAACCAAAGGTCTGACTGTGCGTGAGGCTATGATAGACTACAGCATCCAGTCTTTCACCAAGCGTATCAGTGAGTTACGCAAGATGGGATACAACATTCACGGCGTAAAGTCTAAGCACCCTGTGACAGGCCAACGCTACACACGCTATGTATTGATAGAGGAAGCATCATGACAGAGTTAGAAGCATTTCGTATCATAAATGGTAATGTGAATTGCCGTGACCACCAGTGGGTAGAGGCTTGGCAGGTTTTAATTGACACAGGCGTAGCATCTAAGCTAAATGGTGTAATAGAGACTACGGCGGCGGCACTGGTATCACTAGGATACTGCCGACACAATGGACACACATATATGGAGAACAACAATGCCTAATTGGTGTATGAATACAGTCACGATCCGTGGCACAACAGAGAAACTACAAGCTATCCTAGACGCAGCCAAGGATGACAAACTACTAGAACACCTTGTGCCTATCGGTGAGTGGGAGTATGGCAAGGCACTAGAGAATTGGGGTACCAAGTGGGATGTAAATCAGTGTGATGCTGACTGGACAGGTAGCCCTGACAAGGACGAGATCTACCTAAACTTTGACACAGCATGGGGTCCACCTACTATTGCATATGACAATTACACCCGTGACAATGAGGACATGCAGATCGAAGCGTCCTACTATGAGCCGGGAATGGCTTTCATTGGTGAGTATGACAGTGAACTAGACATTGACATATCGCATGAAGTAGACTTTAGTGACGACGATTGGGACGAATATATTCCAGATAACCTGATTGATGATTGGGGGTTGGCAGAAGAATATGCAAACTGGAAAGAGTATAACGATGAAGGAGAGGACGACGAATGAAACGCTACCGAGTTAAAACATACAACCCCGCTGGTAAGTTAATCTGCTGGTATAGCACACCATCACGAGAAGAAGCTAAACGCTATTATTTCAGTGTAATCAATGGCTTACAAGGTAATGTTAAGGTAACAATAGATGTCACAGCCTAAGAAAGATAACCGTATCGTATCGTCACAGTGGTATCACAACAAGGTAATGCAAGAGGTTGACGAAGCCTTTTGGATCGGTGATACAGACACAGGAAAGTTTCTGCAACAAGAAGCAGACTTTATAGAGGAACACTATATCAGTAAGGGTGAGTCATGGTATCCAAACTTCTAATGTTTCTACTCCCACTGGTAGTAATCACAGCCTATGTGATAGGGTTCCTATACTTATGGTATAAACATGCAACAGACGGATGATCCACATGATGACTGTACTCATTGGGCTGGCAATTTATCTGAAGAGAATACTAATAGCGACAAGCGTGCTGCTAAACGTATTGCTCGGAGGACACCTAAACCAGACGTTCTCAGCGAGGAACTGGGAACGCAAACGCAAGGGCAAGACTAATCTGGTCTGGCTCATAGATAAACTACTCGGTGAGGATCACTGTTCTTACAGTTGGTCCTACTGGAAAACAAGGAGAGATTGGTAATGAAGAATATCCCCAAGGCATCCGCTAAACTGCGTGAGGTAGTAGACTTTTACTTAGTCTCACCCGCATTCCGTAGACTCAAGTCCTCCTCCCAGCGAGACTACGAAGTGCATCTGTCAGCAGTAGTAGACACACCAGTCGAAGGGCGTTACCTTGGGGATTATCGCTGTAAGAATATCAAGGTACGCCACTTAACACAGGCATACGAGCAATGGTTACAGGTAGGTGTTCGCACTGCCAACTACAGAAAAGCTGTACTGTCCACAGCTTGGAAGAATGCCATGCGCTATGACGTGTTTACACATGACCCTGTATCCCTAGTTCAAGCAATAACAGAACAACCCAGACGGACTGTTTGGACTAAGGATCAGGTGCGTACATTTCTTGCTACATCTTACAGCGACTTTCGCTGGCGCAGCATAGGGCTGATCGTTCATATGTCATACGACTGGGCGCAACGTGTAGGTGACATGCGTTTACTTACATGGGATGCACTAAACCTAGATCAGTGTACGATGGACTTGACTCAGAGCAAACGTAATGCAGAGATCCACCTCCCAATCTCTAAAGGTTTGTGTGATATGCTGCGCCAGCAGAAAGAACAGTTTGGCTTTCAGGATTATGTAGCACCCAAGGTTCAGCCTGAGTTCGGCTGCTACAATCCATACAGTAAGCTAGAAATACATAGATATATCAATGAGATACTAGCCAAGGCAAACCTACCCAGTGAACTAACAGCCATGGACTTACGGCGTACAGCAGTGCGTGAAATGATGGAGGGTGGGGTTGACTTGAGTAACATCATGCAGGTAACAGGACACAAGAATGTCAATTCGGTTAAGCCATACATGGTGAATACATTAAGCGGTGCATCGAAAGCACTAGCAGCAAGAGGGAATAATGAGGATGAGTGACTGGAAGAAACACAGAGAACATGCAGAGGCGGTGAGTGCATCAGGCTTTCACCGTGGTGACTGTCCATTCTGTGGTGGACGTAACACATTTACTGCAACGCAAGAGACAGGGCGGCTACAGTATAACTGCTACAAGCTAGGCTGCACAGTGGGTGGCATCTTTGACACTGACATGACAGCATCAGAGATCATGCGACACATGCGCCCAGCGCAAGAGCTAGACGTATACGATCCTATCACCATGGAGATACCTGAGTATGTCGTAGAGCCAGGGTTGGAACACAAGAAGTTTCATAGATTCGTCAAGCGCTGGGCGTTACCTGCCTATAGCTTGATGTATGATGTTAAGGATGAACGTGTTGTATTTCCGATACACTATAAGGGACGTATGATTGATGCAGTAGGACGTGCTGTTGGTGACAAGCTACCCAAGTGGTATCGCTATACAGGTGCAGCAGATTACTTTGTAACAGGATCAGGTACTACTATCATTGTTGTGGAAGATGTTATCTCTGCAATCGTAGCTACCCTTGAGGTACCGCACTGCGCATCCATGGCTATCCTTGGTACCAGCCTATCAGACAAACACATAGCCAAGCTAGGCGAGTACGACAGGGTAATCGTAGCACTAGATCCTGATGCCCTACAAAAGACAATCCAGTTTCGTCGTGAGATAGAGTCGTGGACTGGAGTAGATACACACGCATTAAAACTTGACGATGATATTAAGTATCGTGTACAAGAAGACATAGAACGTATCGAGGAGTTATGCAAATGATTGAAGCAACATACATTGATCATATGGGTAGTGACCTGTCAGTTGTAAACGCAGCACGGGTTTCTTTTGGTAAGAAGCATGATAGCTTCCAAGATAAAGACACCAAGCTGATCCGCTACCTAGCCAAGCACAAGCACCTGTCACCATTCGGTCATGCCTTTGCATCGTTCCATGTCAAAGCCCCAGTGTTTGTGGCACGGCAGCTGGTCAAGCATAAATTCCTGCGTTGGAATGAGGTAAGCCGTCGATACGTCGATGATGAACCAGAGTTCTATGTGCCTGATGTATGGCGTGGGCGTAGTGCTGATAAGAAGCAAGGCTCTGAAGGTGTCGTTGATGTAGGCGAATGGGGAGATACTAACTGGGCGTGTCTTATTGCATACAATGACTTGCTTAAACAGGGGGTAGCACCTGAGCAAGCCCGTATGGTACTACCACAGTCAACCATGACTGAGTGGTACTGGTCAGGTTCACTAGATGCGTTTGCTTCCATGTGCCAGCTACGGTGCAAGCCAGACACGCAGTATGAAAGCCGTGTTGTAGCAGAGGCTATTGATGATAAGATGGCAGAGTTATTCCCTGTATCATGGGAAGCATTGCGAGCAAACGAGGAATAAAAGAAATGAAATACGCAGTTATGTTTGAGATTGAGCATGGACAATGGGAGTACATGCGAGAGAACACAGCAGTGTTTGACAACAATACCCCAGTGAAAGTGTTTGAACTGTTAGCCGCAGCACAGGCAGCAGCAGACACATGGAACACAGGCCGAGTAGTGGAGTGGCATTATGGCAAAGGAACCTAAAGAGTGGCACGTAGATCGTGCTAAACATATCCGTGAGATGACTAAAGAAGAACGCCAACGTGCCAAGGAACGTGAGAAAGCAAACCAGGATGACTGGGATGATTGGCACGAGGGAGATATAGACTGATGTTTACTGTAGAGTTTGAGAAAGATTCAACTGTAATCACTACACTAGATCAGCGTGACAAGTACGAGGACGTGGAAGTTATACTAGCTGATGACGGATCTGTATATATGCGACAATACGAAGAGACACTTGACGAATACCAAGTGCTGTATATGTCATACCAACAGCTACTTGACATCTTTGCTTCTATGCAGCAGACAGAGGGAGCGTACTACGCTATAACGGAGAACCGATATGATTAACTTTTTAAGTGGCATGGTGTTTATGTATGTGTTGGCTATGCCACTTATGATTTACATTACTGAACCCATGGACGAGGATGACACCAACGCACCCCTAAGATTTGCTTTACTGTGGCCTCTGGCTTGTATTGAAGTCTTATACCGTATGATTCGAGGAGAGAAAGACGATGATGGAACTGGCTCTAATTAAGACGCTACTAAAGCGTGAGTTTTATGATGACCACAAGGGTATCCGCTGCCCAGATAAGATCTTTAGTAAAGATACACGCAAGATCAAACAAGCGTTAGACACTGCCATGGAAGCCTACGATGGTGACCTGACAGTGCAGGACTTACATGCTGTATTCAATCGCATGAACCAGAGCATGACCACAGCTACACGTACAGCATACGATGATCTGTTTCGTCGCATCGAAGTAGCTGAGCCTATCAAGAAAGAGATTGCAGAGGATACACTATCCCAGTTATTCCAGCAGCACGTAGGCGACAAGGTAGCCAACCTTGGCTTTGACTTTGTGAATGGTGCAGAGACTAGCCTTGAGCCGCTGCGCCGTTTACTTGACGATTACAATGATAACTTCACACCTAACCTACGTGTTGACTGGGATGACAACAGCATTGAAACCATCCTTGAGGCTAACGAACTAGAGAGCCGCTGGAAGTTTAACATCTCTACACTTGCTCGTAAGATTGA